CTTTGCGACTGCAAATACCAAAGGTAAAGGTTCTGATGATGGTCGGTTTATCGGCACCAATGTGCTCAATGAGGCGTTTCTGGAGCGGTTCCCTGTGACCTTTGAGCAGTCCTATCCTGCTCCTGCTACTGAGCAGAAGATTCTGGAAGGCATCGCTCTGGATCTTGGTGTGGAGGATCGTGACTTCTGCAAGCGTCTGGTGGACTGGGCAGACATCATCCGCAAGACCTTCTACGATGGTGGTATTGAGGAAATCATCAGTACCCGCCGTCTGGTTCACATCATCCGTGCTTACAGCATCTTCCAAGATAAGGCAAAGGCAATTCAAGTGTGTGTGAATCGTTTTGATGATGAGACTAAGCAAGCATTCCTTGAATTGTATGATAAGGTTGACGTTGATTTCCAAATGCCCACTGAACAAGTGGACTATAATCCGCACATTGACCAACCAACTCCTTTCTGATATAATTGGGGAAGGTTATTATGACTTTCCCTCTTATTATGAACGAAAATCCTAATTCAGATTTTGATCTGATGCCTGATCTGTATCAATTCACTATGGCAATGAATAGTGACGATAAAATTGTAATTGAAAAAACCCCCGTATTTATGAACGAACAAAAAACAAATGCTAATGGTTTCTGGAAGTATAATGAAGATAGAATCCTGAAACAACTCGAACAATATATCTCAGGAACTTACAGCCAGCACTATGTTGATAGAACTGGAGGAGGAACAGAACAAACTTTAGATAAAATTAAACATAATCGTCGTGAAGGGTTTTGTGCAGGTAACGTAACAAAGTATATTGATCGTTACGACACGAAAGGAACTCCTCGTGCAGATCTTTTTAAGGTTTTGCATTATACAATTCTTTTGATTAATCATCTAAACCTTATTGAAAACAAGTGAAACCCGAATCCAAAATTATGAAACTTTCAAAAGAAACCCTTTCTATTCTAAAGAACTTCTCTGGTATTAACCAATCTATCCTCTTTAAAAAGGGTAATTGTCTTCGTACTATTTCGGTAATGAAAAATATTCTTGCTGAAGCAACAGTACAAGAAAATTTCCCCAAAGACTTTGGAATCTATGATCTCAATCAATTTCTGAATGGATTGAATATTCATAACAATCCAGATCTTGACTTCGAAAATGATAACTATGCGGTTATTCGAGAAGGCAAAATGAGGTCAAAATATTTTTTTGCAGATCCCACTGTAATCATTACTCCTCCTGATAAAGAGATTGTTCTTCCAAGTGAAGATATTTGCTTTATGCTAAGCACCCAACAGCTTGATAATCTGCTTAAAGCATCTGGTGTTTATGGACTTCCTGACCTGTCTGTGGTTGGTGAAGCAGGCGTAATTCGTTTAGTGGTTCGTGATAAGAAGAACGATACTTCGAATGATTTTTCAATTGTTGTTGGTGAGAGTGATTGTGACTTTACTTTCAATTTTAAAGTAGAAAATATTAAAATTCTCCCTGGTACTTATGAAGTAGTTATTTCCAAAAAACTTCTTTCTAGGTTTGTGAATCAAAGTCTGAATGCAACTTACTATATTGCTCTTGAACCAGATTCAACCTTTGGATGAAATATTCCGTTAAATATAAACTTCCAGGTGACGGTCGTTACTTGGAAGTTCTTGTTGAAGCAGATAATCAGTCTCAAGCAAAAAAAATTGCTCAAGCACAGATTCCATCTGCTATTATTATTGGTGGTCCTCAACCTATTTGATTATGAATGAAAGAACTGATTTTTTGTGGGTAGAAAAATATCGTCCCAAAACAATTGAAGATTGTATTCTTCCTGAGAATATTAAAAAAACCTTTAGCGACTTTCTAAATAAAGGTGAAATTTCAAATATGCTTCTTTGTGGTCCTCCTGGTGTAGGTAAGACTACAGTAGCAAAAGCACTTTGTAATGAATTGGGAGTAGATTTTTATGTCATTAACGGATCCGACGAAGGTAGATTCCTTGATACTGTCCGAAACAATGCGAAAAACTTCGCTTCGACCGTCTCACTTTCGTCAACTGCTAAACACAAAGTCATCATCATTGATGAGGCAGACAACACAACCTCAGATGTTCAACTCCTCCTACGGGCGTCTATTGAGGAATTTGCTAACAACTGCAGATTCATCTTTACCTGCAACTACAAAAACAAAATCATCGAACCACTCCATTCTCGATGTGCAGTCGTCGAATTTGGTATCAAAGGCAAAGAAAAAACCCAGTTGGCAGGACTCTTCTTCAAGCGTCTACAAGACATCTTGGATGCGGAGAGCATCAAATTCGATCAAAGAGTACTTGCAGAGCTTATCAATAAACACTTCCCAGACTGGCGTAGAATACTTAACGAATGCCAGAGATATTCAGTGGGGGGCGAAATTGACGCAGGAATTCTTGCATCTTTCTCAGACGTTACAGTAAATGATCTCATTAAACATCTTAAAGAAAAGAACTTCACAGAAGTCCGAAAGTGGGTGGTCGGGAACTTGGACAACGATTCTTCTCTCATTCTTCGCAGGGTTTATGACTCCTGTTATAATTGCCTTTCACCCCAATCTATCCCCGCTGCCGTTCTTATTATTGCTAAGTATCAATACCAAATTGCGTTCGTGGCTGATCAGGAGATTAACCTTTTAGCAGCACTGACCGAAATAATGGTGGAGTGCGAATTCAAATGATTATTCCTGAGAGAGATGCTGAATGGGCTGCCGACGCATTTATTGAATATTTTGAGAAAATAACTCAAGTTGATCAATACTTTCGTTTGGTAAAACAAGAAAGGATGAATGAAGTCTCTCCAACTTTATTTGGGGAGAAATTGGAAGATGCTTTATTTTCTGATTTCACCATGCATCCTCAGGAAATGGATTTTGAAATTATTCCTGTCGGTGCAAATGGATTGGACAATGATTATTTTTCCAAACTTCTTAATATCGTTGCATCCCATGTTATTGAAGATTCCATTCCTGGAAGGGAATTGAAATGGATTATTTACGAAAAGAATAGCAAAAAAATTGTTGGATTCATTCGTTTTGGATCCCCAACAATTAATTCAAAACCAAGAAATATCTGGTTAGGAGCACAACCAGATATTTCCCTATTAAATCAGCATTGCGCCATGGGATTCATTATTATTCCCTCGCAACCTTTTGGATTTAATTATCTTGGTGGAAAACTCTTAGCACTTATTTGCTGTTCGCATTATGCTCGTGAATTGGTAAGTAAAAGATTTGATAAGAATATTTGTTTATTTGAAACAACATCACTCTATGGGTCATCAAAAATCTCATCACAATATGATGGGTTGGAACCTTATATGAGATATATGGGACTTACTGAAAGTAAATTCCTTCCTTTACTTCATGATGATACTTTCCATAAACTGCATGATAGATTTACGTATTTGAATAACAATAAACCTTTGACTGAAAATACAGCTTCGTCAAAGAAGTTGAAAAGACAAACAAAAATGATTTCGATCATTCGCAAGTCGTTGGTAGACGCTGAAAAACTTCAAAGGTTTAATGGGGTAATTGATTCTGCCTTTTCAGTTACACAAAAAAAGAGATTTTATATGTGTAATTATGGATTTTCAAATGTAAGAGAAGTTCTGACGGGTCAGAGTACGGAGTTAATTCCTGGAGCAAACTATCATAAGCACGATTATCATGAACTAATTAAACGGTGGAAGTTAAAAGCATCCAAAAGATATGAAACATTAAAATCTAGTGGGAGACTTAGAACTGAGTTGGAAGTTTGGTCAAATAACATGAATATTGATGTGATACGATGAGTTACGAATTAAAGGATTGGTTAAATTCGATTAATTTTACCAAAGAAAATTTGATGGAAGATCCATCAGCAAAAAAAGATTACGCTCCATATATTATCAACCGTTGCTTATCTGGAAATATTGATTGTATTTTGTTTTCAAATGAAATGAATATGAATCATCATCTTGATAAAGATATGCAATATTCGTTTTATCTAAATAGTCTAAGGAAAAAGAAGAGATTTTCTCCCTGGCTCCGAAAGGATAAAATCAAAGACTTAGAATGTGTTAAACAATACTATGGATATAGTAATGAAAAAGCATCCCAAGCTTTGAAAATTCTAAATAAATCACAACTTAACTTTATTAAACAACGACTTGAAACTGGCGGAACAAAATGACTAACCAAACAATTGAACCACAAGTAAACTGGTCTCCCGATATGATGGTGGAGGTTATTCTTAATGAACCAGATGACTTTTTGAAAGTTCGTGAAACTCTGACTCGTATTGGAGTAGCATCTAGAAAGGAGAAAAAATTATATCAATCTTGCCATATTCTTCATAAGCAAGGTAGATATTATATTACCCACTTTAAGGAACTGTTTGCTCTGGATGGCAAACATGCTAACCTTACTGTAAATGATGTACAACGTAGAAATAGAATTACAAGACTACTTTGTGATTGGGGATTGATTTCAGTTGTTAATCAAGAATCAATTTCTGATATTGCACCTTTAAACCAAATTAAAGTTCTTTCTTATAAAGAAAAGGGTGAATGGTTACTGGAACAAAAGTACAATATTGGTAAAAAAGGAAAGGTCCAAGAAACCGAATAAAAAAGTAGGGAGTTCAACACTCCCTTTTTTTGTGTTTGTTGTATAATTAGTAATGTCGAATGCTTCGGGTTCGGCAATTACATACTCGCTTTTTAAGGAGAAAACTAATGAACACTTTAGTTCGATACAATACAGCAAATATTGAAAAATTTCTAAATGATATTGATAAGTATTTTATTGGTGGGGATGAATGGTTGCATCGTTTCGGAACATTGCACGAATCCTCTGCAAACTATCCTCCATATAATCTAGTTAAAGAAAGTAACGTAAATTTTAGATTGGAAATTGCGCTTGCTGGATATCAAAGAGAAGATATTGAAGTATCTTCTGAATGGAATAAACTTTATGTAGAAGCAAAGAAAGTTGATGATACAACTGATGAATATGTTCATCATGGATTAGCAAAGAGAGCATTTACTCGCACTTGGACTTTATCTGATGATGTAGTTGTTGGTGATGTTTCTTTTAAAGATGGATTGCTTACTATTAAACTAAATAGAGTTATTCCAGAGCATCAGAAGAAGAAGGTCTATGAAATCTTTTCAGGAGTTTATCCAGATTCTAAGGGAGATGAAGGGTGACTTTGGTTCAGGTGAAAAACCACCTGAACCAAAATGTTATGGAAAAACAACAACATATGCTATGCTGCCTGGGAAAAAGGTCTGCAAATTTAAACGTAAAAGATAAATACATTTGAATATCGTCGCCGCAAAGGGGTAACTGGCAAAATCCAGTGATGCCCCTTTTTTATTGTGGCTTGACTTTTTTGATTTTTCGTCGTACACTTTAAAGATAAAATCGGAGTAAAAGTATGGACCCGTCTGAAAAGCAAAAAATTATGATTGCTGATTTTAATAAGCAAAAAGAACAAATTTCCAATGAGATTGGAAATCTTGAAGCCCAAATTAAGGAAAAAAGAGAGTATCTAATTAAACTAACAGGAGCAGTCGAAGCATTGACCATGCTTGAAGATCTAGATTTGGAAGATTCTGGAAAAGTAGAAGAAGTAGTTGATACTGTTGATACTGAAGTCGTAAGTGAATAATATGACTGTAAAAGTTGTAAGATTAAAATCTGGAGAAAATCTCATTGCTGAAATAGATGAGATGTGTATTGGTGAAGACGCCAATAAAAAAGTTATAGGTTACTTTCTAAAAAAACCATGTGTTGTACTTTCTAGAAATTCTAAACCATCAGAAATTCCTGGAAAAACTTCATTGGAAATTAATATGTATCCATGGATACCTATTGCAAAAGAAGATATTATTCCAATTACTGTTGATTGGGTAATTACAATTATTGATCCTATAGACAGTTTAAAAGAAAATTACATTAAAGAGGTATTGAGTGATGGAAAAGATTATTCGAGTTCTGATACTGACGAACAAGACAGTTCTGATAACGCAAATTGAAGAAGTTGGATCTGAACTTGGTGAACCTGATTGCAAATTGATTGAACCTTTTGAAATTAAGAAGGGTGTTGCGGATCAACTAATTATTGAAACTTGGTTGAGCGACTATACCAGTCAGAACACTTATATGATACATTCTGATAAAATTTTAACTATTTTGGAACCTAAACCAACTCTTCTTGAAAAATACCAGAATTTGATTAAATGAGATTTTATACTAACGTGCAAATGATTGGGAATCAATTCCTGGTCCGTGGTTATGAAAATGGTAAAAATGTAATGTTCAAAGAAGAGTATTCTCCTACTCTTTTTATTCCTTCTAAAAAAGAATCAAAATATAAAACTCTCGAAGGCGAAAATGTAGAACCAATTAAACCTGGGTTTGTTCGTGATTGTAGAGAGTTTTATAAAAAATATACTGATGTAGATGGATTTAAAATCTATGGAAATGATAGGTATGTATCCCAATACATCTCAGATAAGTATCCTGAAGATGAAATTAAGTTTGATATTTCTAAAATCAAACTAACTACAATTGATATTGAGGTTGCATCTGAAAATGGATTTCCTGATACCGAATCTAGTTCTGAGGAAATTCTAACCATTACAATTCAAGATTATTCAACGAAAGATATTATTACTTGGGGAATTAAACCATTTAATAATAAGCAATCTAATGTGAAGTACATTGAATGTGGTTCAGAATATCGACTACTTCAAAATTTTATTGATTATTGGGATGCAAATATTCCTGAGGTAGTTACTGGATGGAACATTCAGTTTTATGATATTCCATATATTTGTCGCCGTTTGAATCGAGTTCTTGGTGAAAAATCGATGAAAAGATTTTCTCCCTGGGGACTTGTAACTCAAGATGAAGTATTTGTGAATGGAAGAAAACAAATTGTCTATGATGTTGGGGGAATTACCCAACTCGATTATCTAGATCTTTATAAGAAATTTACTTATAAAGCCCAGGAGTCTTATAGACTTGATCATATCGCAGAAGTAGAACTAGGGCAGAAAAAACTTGACCACTCTGAGTTTGATACTTTCAAGGATTTTTATACCAAAGGATGGCAAAAGTTTGTAGAATATAACATTATTGACGTAGAACTTGTTGACCGTTTGGAAGACAAGATGAAACTCATTGAACTTGCAATTACCATGGCTTATGACGCCAAGGTTAATTTTGGAGACGTATTCTATCAAGTTCGTATGTGGGATAATATCATTTACAATTATCTTAAGAAAAGGAATATTGTTATCCCTCCCAAAGAACGTTCTGCAAAAGATGAAAAATATGCGGGTGCTTATGTAAAAGAACCAAAACCAGGAGTATATGATTGGGTGGTTAATTTTGACCTTAACTCACTATATCCTCACTTAATTATGATGTATAATGTTTCTCCGGAAACTCTTCTTGATCAAAGACATCCAAATATTTCCGTTGATAAGATCTTAACTAAAAAGGCAGATTTTAGTCAGCATACTGATTATGCAGTTTGCGCTAATGGTGCAATGTATAGGAAGGATGTTAAAGGATTTCTTCCGGAATTAATGGAGAAGATGTATCAGGATCGAGTCATCTTTAAGAAAAAGATGATTGAGGCAAAGAAAAAGTATGAAAAAACAAAGACGAAAGAATTGGAGAAAGAAATTGCGCGGTGCAATAACATTCAAATGGCGAAAAAGATTTCTCTTAATTCAGCTTATGGTGCTATCGGCAACCAGTACTTTCGTTATTACAAACTTGAGAATGCTGAAGCAATTACTTTAAGCGGTCAAGTTGCAATTCGATGGATTGAAGATAAGATGAATATCTATCTCAATAAAGTTCTTAAGACGCAGGATGTTGACTATGTTATTGCTTCTGATACTGACTCCATTTATCTTAATATGGGTCCTTTGGTTGAAACTGTATTCAAGGGAAGAGAGAAAACTACTCAAAGCATTGTTTCGTTCCTTGATAAGATCTGTCAGGTGGAACTTGAAAAGTATATTGAAAGTTGCTACCAAGAACTGGCTGACTATGTGAATGCTTATGCCCAAAAGATGCAAATGAAGCGGGAGAATATTGCTGACCGTGGAATCTGGACTGCTAAGAAACGATATATTCTTAATGTTTGGGATAGTGAAGGTGTTCGTTATGAAGAACCTAAACTCAAGATGATGGGTATTGAGGCAGTTAAATCTTCTACTCCTGCACCTTGCCGTAAGATGATTAAGGATGCTCTTAAACTTATGATGAGTGGAACTGAAGATGAGGTGATTGATTTTATTGAAAATTCAAGAAAGGAATTTAAAACTCTTCCTCCAGAACAAATTTCATTTCCTCGTTCAGCATCTGATGTAAATAAGTACAAGGCTTCATCAACAATTTATGCAAAAGGGACTCCCATTCATGTTCGTGGGTCTCTCCTTTTCAATCACTATATTAAACAGGCAAAACTTACAAACAAATATTCTCTTATTCAAAATGGAGAAAAAATTAAATTTTGCTATTTGAAAAAACCTAATCCAATTCATGAAAATGTGATTTCTTTCATTCAAGATTTTCCCAGAGAACTGGGAATTGACAAATATATCGATTATGACCTACAATTTGAGAAATCTTTCTTAGAACCACTCAAGATTATTCTTGATGCAATTGGGTGGAATGTAGAAAAAACTGTAAACCTTGATTTATTTTTTACTTAATGGAATTGCCTATTAATGCTAATGAACTAGATACAATTGTAAAGGCACTTGGATTTGGTGGAAATGCGGCTCTTTATCATAAACTCAAACTTGTGAGAGATTTGATAAAAGATAACCAAGACTATAAAAAAATACTTTGTGAAGAATACGGGATGGTAATTTGATGGACTTTTTAAAAGACATTGTAAAAGAAATTGGTGGGGATTATACCCAACTTGCTTCTGATATTGATGAGACTGAGACTTATGTTGATACGGGTTCATACATTTTTAATGCACTGGTTTCAGGTAGCATATTTGGTGGTGTATCTGGGAATA